CTGCTGCAATTCGATCTGCGTTTAATGTTCCAGTTGAAATAGCCGCTGCATCTAAGTTTCCTACAGCAAGATTTCCAAAACCGTAAGCTTCCCAAGCAGAACCAGTCCATCTATTTGGTTTGTTGTCCGCACTAGAATCAAACCAAAGATCTCCAACTGCATGAGTTCCTGTTGGTGCTGTAGCTTGTCTGTAAACTTTATTTTTACCGTCGGCTGTTGTTTGCGCCGCTGTAGCTGCCGCAGATGCCGCTGCCGCAGCTGAAGTTGCAGATGCCGCTGCAGATGAAGCCGCAGCTGCCGCAGATGCCGCTGCCGCCGCAGCTGTTTCCGCTGCTGCAATTCCAAGATCTTGAACAGATACCCATGCAGTTCCAGTCCAATAGTATTGCTTATTGCCATCATCAGTATCGAACCAAACATCGCCTTCAGTTAACGGAAAAGCAGTTCCATCTGGAGCAGTTGCTTGCCGGTAAATATGGTTTTTGCCATTAACAGATACTTCAATTGTATCGATTTCAACTTGCAGTTCATCTATTTCTTCTGTTGTTGCAGCAACAATAGGAATGATAGAAGTTTGAGTCATGCCTGTTGAAGTAACTGTAATCGGTGTAATTACGATTTGCGGACAAAGTGGCATTACTCCCCCTAAATTGTAATCGTGTAAGGGTCAACTACGGATGTAAAATAACTAACTCTCCAATTATCTGCAGTAATAGAATGAGCTAATCCTTCTACAACACAGTTAATTGTAATATTTCGTCCATCATAAGTTAAACGCTTTACTTGGACAAGATCATTTAATTCAGTCTCAAGCATATCCGTTGCAAGTGCGCCAATACCGATTGCTGTAAAATCAATTTGTTCTGCCAATACAACAGCATCAGCATCTTTTCTAGCAGCATATAAAGCAAGATTTGCAGCACTAGTTTCATTTAAGATAGGCGCATCTAGTTTTTTAGACTTTAGTCCATATGTAGAAACACTGGATGTAAACTTTGCTGTCTTTTGAGCTTTCTTTGGGCCTCTAAATACTATTGCCTCATTGTAAACATAATCAGTTCCAGGATTAGTAATAATGCCGTCGTAACCAACACTGTTTGCATCGCCTTGATCGCTGAATAATAATCTAGTTGGACGACTAAACTTATCGGATAATGGAACAAGAGTTGCAACTCCTGATCGACTTACATAGAATCGTCCACCAACACAGTTGGCACATTGTTCTAACATTTCAAGACAACTCATGTTTTGTTTTGTCTTTTGCATAACTGTTGTGCCAGTAAGACTACGTCCACCAGTCCATTCAGCAAGATCAAGTGCTCTAGTTGCTCTAGCAGAAGCAGCTTCTGAAAAATCACTAGTTGCCAATGCTGGTGCAATTGCTTTGGCAATTTGTGCAAGACCATCAACAAATGTTAATGACACGGTAGGATAAATACCTTGATTTACTTCATTGTTCTCTAAATAGCCTGTATAAATTGTTGTAGAATTGCCTTGGATTCTTACTTGCATTCCTGCAATTAAAATTCCATACCATGGACTTGATGTGTTGCTTGGATCAAAAGCACCTGACTGATTGTTAAGTACAACATCAGCAGTTCCAGCTTCTAAAAAGTCATTTTGATATTGGCGACCTCGACGGATCTCAACAGATAACAAAAGATCAGCACTGACAGCTGTAAAAGCTCCACCATTACTAAATGAAACTGTAAGTGAAGGTGCATTTGCTGGCATTACAGCACCGCAAACTGACTGCCACCACGTCGGCGCATAAGAGTTGCAAGACCATTCTTAATACCATTTACAAGATCACCTTGTGAAACAACAGAACCGGCCACGTTTACCGTGATGTTTCCACCGTTCATTGTTGTATTTTTAGCAATGTTTCCATGTCCAGCAGATGCTAGCAATGAAATCGTTGGACTGGAAATACCAAGTTTTGCTTGCTTAATTTGATTTTTCCTAATTGCTTCAAGAGTAATTGGATCAGTTTCTTTAAGTCCTTTTAATCCGAATTTATTGCGTAGTTTAAGTAACAATTCAGTTGCTTGTACTTCGCCTTTAGTTGCTGCAGTTACTTTATTTGTTGCTGATGTAATTTTATCTAGACCCTTAGTGTAATCGTCTGCTTCAACACTAAGACCTTTAAGATCTACGCCAAACTTACCAAGTGCATCTGTTGCTTTATCAGAATCGCTATTAAACTTCTTTGCAGCAAGACCCATACCAACTAAAGCAACACCAAATGCTGCGGCACCAGCGGCTGCTGAAACTCCACCTGTAGCAAGAGCAGTAGCGGCAGCAGATGCTAGAGAGACTGTACGTAAAGCTTTCATGACAGTAATAATTGCTTTAATACCACCGATAAGAGCAGTTGTAGCAGCTGCAACTTTGCCACCAAAAAAAGCAGCAACAATTATTGCGCCTAGAGTTGCAAATACTTTTGCATTACGTGCTACGAAACTAAAAAGATCAAAAGTAAGTTGGAAAAAAGCAACACCGTAGGCAATTGCCGTCTTAAAGGCTCCAGCAAGTTTTGCACCATTTTGTTCAATCCAAGCAGAAAGTGCCGGAAGTACTTTATCTCTAATAACGCCAGCTAGTTTTTCTAAAAAAGGAATTAGTGCATAACCAATTTGATCTAAAATCTGATTAAATGCAAGTTGCAATCGGACTAACTGGAACTCAAAAGTTTTAGCTCTTTCATTTGCTTGACCACCAAAAGTATCACCAAGTGATTTCAGAATAGCGGTCAAGTCTTTGGCTTTAACTGCATCTGCATCAAGTGGAACACCAAGTCGAGTTAAAGCTGTAACATTTCCACCAACAGCTTTTGCAAGTGCAATAGAAACTGCTTGTAAGTCCTTGCCAGTCGCAGCAGAAACATCTAAAGCTAATGCTTGAAGTGTTTGCGCTTGTGTTACATCTCTAGTAGCTTGAGTTAAAATCTGAAGAGATGGAATCAATTCTTTATTATCAACGCCAACCATTAACTCAAGTTTGTCTAAGTATAATTGAGTTGCAGCAATTGCACCATCAGTTGCTCCGGTAACATTACGTAAAGCTGTTGCTAGCGCTGTCTGTTGCTTCTGATCTTCCATTGCACCACGGACAGCGTCTTTTCCAATTTTTGCTGCAAATGCTGCTGCGGCTAAAGTGGCTACACCGAAAACTTTTGCGGTCTTGTTGGCAAAGTCGTTAAACTTCTTTTCCATCTTGCCAATATCTTTAATTGCTGACTTTGTGCCTTTATCAGAGTATTGGGTAAGAATGCGGGCAACTACTGCACCAACTGCCATATTAGTTTACCTTTCCCGCTGAATCAAGATGATTTTGTAATTCACGTTTTGCGTCTTCTAAAGCTTTTACTACTACTTTTTCAATACGTGGTCTTTCTTTATCTACGACTTTCCAGACAAGACGAGAAGCTTTACCAAACCAATTAAGTCTTTCAATAAACGATCCACTTTTTTTATTGCGTCCTGAAAGTTCAAATACTTTACCAGCATCAGATGTATTTAACAAAGCACCAGCACTTGTTGTGTAATCTTTACGAGTACGTCTTTGTGCTTTAGAAACAGTAATTCCTGCTTTAATTGTTGACTGATCCCAAGCAGGCCAACCAGAACCACCCCAAGTTCGTCCACTTACAGCTGCTGTTGGTCTCCAATTACGCATTGGAGTATTGGTTGTTCTACTCTGAATGCTATCTACTAAACGATGAGCAGCACCTTCAGCATTATTTAATTCAGTATTGACTATTTTGTTAAACTTAGCTACAGCTTTTTTATCAAACTCTTTTAGAGCTTTGATAGTTGGTTCTATACCAGTCAAAATGATTCTTGTATCGTCTTCCACTTATTTACCTTTTGCTCGCTCTTTAAGATAAATAGTAATAGCCTCAAGTATGCCTTCAGGCGCATCTATTAGATCTATTGGTGAAATACCAGTTTCCACCGAGATAGCTGCTACGTTATACGTTAAGCTGTCTCGGTGGATCCGAAAGAATCATCTGAGTCCAATTCAGCCGATACAATTGTATCTAAGAATTCTGGACCAAATGGTTTTACAATAACTCCGTTAGATTGCATACACTTCCATGCTAACCAATAAATATGCTCGACTTTTTGTTCTTCACCAAGCAGTTTAGGCATTCCCTTGCCATATTGTTGCTCGAATGCAACTATGACACGAGGAGTTAGTTTGTAAGTTATCTGATTGCCATCTGTTGTTTTTACTTTGATTCCAAGACCGTCCATGATTTCCCCCTTGTTAGATTAGGATTTGGTGATTGTACCACTGATTGGCCAAGTTACTGATGCAGTTGCAAGTTCACCAACGGCACCATTTAGTGGTGTCCATTCTGAAACTAAAGCTGTAAAACTATACGCAGGTGACGTACCAGCAACCGGGCGCACA